AAGCTTCCAGAACTAAGCCCAGGAACATACATTGGTTTAGAAAACTCATACAAAGCCACGTTGCGTTCCAACGGTCTACCAGACAACTTCTATGACAACCCAGAAGAAGACTTTGCCAAATGGATTGAAGGCGATGTTGCACCAAGCGAAGTACAAGCACGAATTGAAAAAGGATACAACGCTGTAGCAAACGCTGACCCAGAAGTTAAACGCCAAATGCAGGCTTTATACAACGTAAGCGAATCAGAACTTGCCGCATACTTCCTTGACCCAACACGCGCTAAACCAATAATCAAAAACAAACAAATCATTCGTCAAGCCCAAGCAGCCAATATTGCTGCCCGTGCCGTAGAACAAGGTGGAGTAAACCTTGCCTCAGACGAAGCCAGAACCCTCTACGAAGACCTTGCCAACCGTGGTTTCTCCGAAGGACAAATCATGGCAGCCTTCCAAGACGTAGGCAAACTTGGTGAACTCAAAACCACGTTTAGTGGTGAAACCGCTTTAAGTCAACAAGACATCGTGCAAGGAGCATTTGGTATTAACACCACTTCCGCAATTGAACTAGAGAAACGTCGTGCAACTCGCGTAGGTGAGTTCAAAGGTGGCGGTCAGTTTGCTAAGACCCAAGGTGAAACTTCTGGTTCAATTAACACTTCAGTTGGCAAGGCACAGTAGGTACTTGACTCACTCATTGTGAGTGTGTGTATACTGAGAGTGTTCAACAGAACACCCATCGGAAGCCCCCCGTCTTCGATGCGTTAAAAGGGGTGAGATTTGCAGCCATTCTGAACCCTCCGGTCAGAGTGTGGGCAGAAGGAGTGGGTCATGTCAGAGTCAGACTTCGAGTTTGAGGATGAAGCACAAGACCAAGCGACACGGAATCCAGTACGCGCCAGAATGCGTGAATTGGAAGATCGGAATAAGGCTCTAGAGGCGCAAGCCAAAGAAGTCGAAGCAACTAAACGAGAGTTGGCGTTTGTTAGAGCAGGAGTTGATCCTGATTCAGCAGCAGCCAAATGGTTCGTTAAAGGCTACGACGGTGAGATTACAGCCGAAGCGATCCGTGCAGCAGCCGAAGAAGCAAGTCTCATACCTTCAGAAAAAAAAGAAGTGGCTGCCGAACAGCAGGCATGGAATCGGGTGGCTCAGGCCAGTCGTGCAGGCGAGGCTAGTGATGCACCGGTTGATTATGTGCAGCGTTTTAATAACGCTAATTCCGCGGATGAAGTGATGGCTTTGCTGGCTCAGGCAAGAGCAGAAGCAGAAAAGTACTAATCACTCCCCAGTAGGCGCACTACCTTTTGGGGCTACCCCAAAGGAAACATAGTGGCGTATACACAGGCAAGTTCATTATCAGTTGACCAGGCGGCGTACGACCGGTTAGCGTATTTCGCTCTCCGTTCAGAACTGTTGTTTGACCAAGCAGCAGATGTCCAAGCAACCAATCAGGCTATGCCTGGTTCTTCGGTGATCTTCACGATCTTCTCCGAATTGGCAGCAGCTACTTCAACCCTCACCGAAACTTCGGATGTCACCGCAGTTGCTATGGGCGACAGTCAAGTGACTGTAACCCTTGCAGAATACGGCAACACTGTTAACACGACAGCAAAACTTCGTGGAACAGCATTCCTAGATGTTGATGCAACCGCAGCAAACCTTATTGGTTACAACGCTGGTCTTTCAATTGACACAGTTGTTCAGTCAGTTTTGGCTGGCGGTACAAACGTGGCTTACGCTTCGGGTGGTGCAGCAGTTCCAACAAGCACGGTAACAGTTAAGTCTGATGCCATTTTGACAGCAAATGACATTCGTAAGCAAACAGCAGCACTCCGTGCAGCAAACGTTGCAACTTTCAACGGCTACTACATGGGTTACATTCACCCAGACGTTTCGTACGATCTTCGTAAGGAAACTGGCGCAGCCGCATGGAACGCACCACACATCTACCAAGACACAGCAAACATTTACAATGCTGAAATCGGTACTTTTGAGTCGGTTCGCTTCATTGAAACACCACGCGCACCATTGTCAGCTAACGCATCAAACGGCACAAGCACAACCGGAACAATTGACGTTTACTCAACTTTGATGATGGGTCGCCAAGCTTTGGCTAAGGCTTACTCAGCAATCGACGGTAACGGTGTTGTTCCGAAGGTTGTTCGTGGACCTGTGGTTGATTCGCTCATGCGTTTCAATCCAATCGGTTGGTACTGGTTGGGTGGCTACGGTCGCTTCCGCGAAGCCTCGTTGCGTCGTATTGAAGGCGCATCAAGCATTGGTGCAAACGCTTCCTAATTAGGTTGCGTTAGTTACCCCAAAGTGTGGGGCGGCCCAGGTTCCCCTCGACCTCGGTGCCGCCCCACTTTTTGTTTAGTGTATGATGTTTTTGTCGAAAGGTTTATATGTCTATTTCCAACTATGCAGAGTTAAAGATTTTGGAACACACCACCGGTAAAACTGCGTGGACTATTCCGACGAACACTTATGTGAAACTGCATACCGCTGATCCTGGTGAGGATTGCACGACTGCTGCTGCGACGAACGCTACCCGTGTTGTGGCTGCGTGGTCTGCTGCTTCGGCTGGTGCAATTGCTACTTCTGCAACGATCACTTGGACTAACGTTTCTACTACTGAAACATATTCGCATTGGTCGTTGTGGGATGCTTTGACTGCTGGTAACCCGTTGTGGTCTGGTGCTTTGTCTACTACTGCTTCGGTTACGGCTGGCGATACTTTCCAAATCACTTCGCTTACCCTGTCGCTCGACTAGGCAGGTAGCCCCTAGTGGCTATTACAGCGGTAGCGGGTTTTACTGAACCGTTTGTTGCAACACATCCGTACTACAAGTATGGGTATGCAGCAATCGTTCAAAGTTCTGGCACTGCGTCTGCTGGTACGGGCTCATCTGCCAACAGTCAAATTGTTACACAATATCGTTTAAGCAAACTTACCGACTTCAGTTTTCCATACCGTTTTGGTGGCGCATTCTATTTAGGTTTTGCAACGGTATCTGTCACGGCTACTGGTAGTGGCACTGGCACATCTGTTGCATCAGGTTTTAAATCTAAATCGTCTGTAGCGACTGGTAGCGGTGTTGGGTCATCTTCTGTTGTTCAACTCGTTACACGGCTTCGTAGCGCGTCTGGGATAGGGTTAGGGTCGGGTACTGCCACACGAATTGTTGTTGGTATTCGCACAGCCACAGGTAGCGGTACTGGTTCATCTACCACTACAGGTTTGCATGTTGCACCACGCACTGCTACAGGGTCAGGTGCGGGTACATCTTCGGCTACGGGTGTTCATGTAAGTCCTCGCACTGCCACAGGTTCAGGTAATGCCACCGCATCTAGTGTTGCTATCGGACTGCATGTTGCACCAAGAACAGCAACAGGGTCAGGTGCAGGCACATCAACCGTAGTTCAACTAGTCACCCGTGTACGCACCGCTACAGATTTAGGCATAGGAACAAGCACTGCTGTCAAATTACTTACAGTTATTCGTGCAGGCACATCATCTGCTGGCACAGGTTCAGCCACGGTGTCGCAAGTCATATCTAGAGTACGTACCGCAACAGCATCAGGTGCGGGAACTTCAAGTACAATTACCCTTCATGTTGTTGTTAGAACTAGCACGGGCGCAGGCACAGGAACGTCATCACAAACGGCCTACATCACGGCTATCCGTACGGCAACAGGTTCAGCGTCGGGGACATCAACTACGGTCGGTGCCAGGGTTTCGGTCAGAACAGCCACAGGTACAGGACAAACTGTAGACACATTTGCTGTGTGGATGAAATCCCACATCTTCCGTGTCCCATACAGTTATCAGTATGTTGGCGGGTATTTCAACGACACTAAAGGCGCAAACCGTTTGGGCTCATACATCAAAGACAACGTTCGAGCATTAAACCTTTATAAGCTTTCTGATAACAGTTACACCACAGTTGACCAACGAGACACAGGTCAAGTAAAAAAACTTTGGTATGGTGGGCGTGACCACTTTTTAACAGATGCAGAACAAGCAGAACTCACAGCAGACGGATTTGGAGCATACATAACCTGATGGCAATTTTTCGTACACCAACTGACAACTTTGTTACACCAGTCCTAAAAGACTTTGACATTAAAGGCAATCGTCTATCTGGGGAACAACGCCTCGCCAACAGACTTGCCGTACATCGAGCTGCCACACCTAGAGGTCGCAACGTGTTCCAGTTAACCGACTTGTCATATACAGAAAACCAACCAGAAATTATGTCAACCGTTTTAAAGGTGTACTACGGTGGGCATGACATTGTGGTAACTGATGCTGAAGTAGCATCGTTAACAGCAGCAGGATACGGAGCATACATAGAATGATTAAACATCAAGAGACACATCCATACTTGGATGTTGAGGGTTGTTTCGGATGCAAAGTGTCAGCAGTTGGGTTTAGCGCAGAACTTATGCCTACCCGTTCCGGTTCTTCACGGTCTGCTTCTGTCATCCAAAAGGAGCGTGTGCTAGACAAGGACTTAGACGCATACAAACGATTGCGTCAAGACGGTATCCAACCAAAACAAATTGATGGTGCCGCAAACGTAGAATCGAGAGCGCAAGAAAAATGGCAGGCAGAATCAGGGATACTTCCCGACTTTTAAGTATTGATGGTGTGAACATCCCGCATATTGGTTACGGGAAAATGGTGCAAGGATTGAAGACTGCGTTATCGGAAAAGGTAACACTTGATGACCGTGCCGAGACTGTGGTGTTTGCGTTACGACCTAATCTGATTACAGGCTGGTTTGCCGATCAACGGGTGTCGGTGTTAACCATGTGGGAAACAAACTGGTTGCCACCACAGTTTTATGAATATATGCCGTTGATTGAAACGGTGATTGTTCCGTCTATGCACAACTACGATCTGTTCTCCCAGTTTCACAACAATGTCCATATGATCCCGTTGGGGGTTGACCGTACAGTTTGGTGTCCATCGGAGGACAAACCTGACGGCAAGTTTCGGATTATGTGTGGTGGTTCAGAGTGGTATCGCAAAGGCTTGGATGTGGTGCTGGAAGTGTTCAACAAGTTGCAGTTACCTGATGCTGAATTGCATATCAAGATTGTGCCACCTCATCTGTCTGCACCAAAGAACTTGGATTACCCGAATGTGGTAGTTCATCGTGAATGGTTGACCGTGGAACAGGAACGTGATTTGGTTCGCTCTATGGATGGGTTCGTGTCGGTGTCCCGTGGTGAAGGGTTTGGTCTTATGCCGTTGCAGGCTGTCTCAGCAGGTGTCCCTACGATCCTTTCTAACGCTCATGGGCATCGAGACTTTGCTGATCTTGCCACCCATCGCATACCCACAACTAGTGTCCCCACAAGCAAAGGTGACTGGCACAACATGGGTGACTGGGATGAACCTGACCGCGAAGCATTGGCTGAAGCCATCAAAGATTTATACAACAACCGTGACAAGTACCGTCGTCAGGCAACCCTGACAGCCCCACAAGTAGCGGCGTTTAACTGGGACACAGCCGCCGATCAACTACTACAGATCGTGCAACCAACCGTCAACAGGTCTACTGGTGCATGGAAGCCTTTTGAACCGATGTGTGAAATTGAGGTATCTAAACGGATACAAGCAACCATCGGGGAACATAAGGTTGAGCTATTACCAGGAATAAAACATCGTGTAGTGTTGAATGTGCGCGACGTTTTGATGAAAGCAGGAGTATTGAAATGAAAAAGACCAAAGCACAGAAAAAGGTCGGCAAGGTTATGACCGAGTTTGGTGCAGGCAAACTGCATTCAGGTTCCAAAAAGGGTCCTATGGTAAAATCTCGTAAACAAGCCATCGCTATTGCGTTGTCTGAAGCCAAAGTTTCCAAAAAGAAAGGCAAGTAATTATGTCTGTAAAAGGCGAAAAATATGCGTCTAAAGGTGCTATGAAGAAGCACGAAAAAGGCGAAAGCAAAAAAGAAAAAATGATGGAATACGGTAAGCCATCAGGATCGTTAACAAAGAAGGCTAAGAAAAAGAAGTAAATGTCTACTGCTGGTGCGCTCCTAAACCGAGTATCGCGTCAACTGCTATCTGGAACGATTGAGGAACGAAACAAGTTAGCAACGACCGTTACCTCATCGGATACTTCTATTGTCATGTCTTATGACTTGAATGCGCTTCGTGCTGGTGGAGTATTTGAAATTGGTTCAGAACTTATCTATATTTGGGCGGCTGATACAGCAACTAAAACTTTGACAGTCCAGCGTGGGTATGCCGATACAACGGCGGCTGCTCACACTGCTGGAGATATTGCTACTTTAAACCCTCGGTTCCCTCAACAGCAAATGTTGGATGCGTTAAACCAGGACATTGATGATTTGTCTAGCCCACTGAATGGTTTGTATCGTGTTGTGTCGGTCAGTTTGACCCACAATGGTGTGAGTCGTCAAATAGATTTGGTTGGTGCCACATCGGTAATTGATCTTATTGATGTTCGTTTACGATATTTGTCAACAGATTATCCGGTGTTGCGTGGCACACGTTTGTCTAGAGGGTTGCCTTTATCC